CTCAAAAAGAATTAAACAAGGTTTATAATCAGGATATGACAATGTCTAAATTCAACCATGATTTCTTTAAGCTGAGGGGCTTACTTCAGCTATATGATGCTACAAGATCTGTTCCTGAGCCTGAACAGGGATTCAACTATATTGAGCCTGACCCCATCTATCATGAAGAATTTACTTCTTATGAAGCTCGGCGATCAGCTTGCACCGGATTTAGTGCTGTAAAGCTTCCATCTAGACTTGAGAGCCCTTTAATTCCTCTTCCAGAGAAACTATCATCTATTGTAGATTCTGAAAAATTTACTTGGTCCAAGGAATTCAAGCCGTCTATGATGATACCTTCCAATACATGCCACATGATTCTTGGTGCACTGAAGGCTAGATATAGTCTAGGTTCAAAAATCGACATACATAATATCACATATTTACTAAGTGAACGAAAAATCATCAAACATTCTAGAGCTTATCAAAAGGAATTCATTAGCATCTCCAAATCTCTATCTGAATTAGAAATGAGCCAAGTCAGAGGAGGTAAAGCAAATTTCTCTGCATCGATGACAGACCGAGTAGATACAACTGATAGCCTTGTCTTCATAAACACAGTCAGGGCTCATATGGTTTTGCCTAATCAACCTACTTTCAATATTGATAACTTACCCACTGGATTCACAGAATCTCCTATGATAATGAAAGGGTCTCAGGGTGGACTGCTTATATATTCAAACTTGGAGGGCAATGGGTTCATCATAATGAATACAGGCTATTTCCTTATTATTGCTGACCTTGAATCAAAGCAATATTCCATAGAATCTTCTGCTTATTTTGATTATTTCTTCACAGTCTTAGAGATATCATCTAATTCTAGATTCCTTGAATGCTGCTTAGCTTATAGATCTTATTGGAATTTCTTCTCTTTTTTTCGCAGATTGCCCAGTATCCTTCCTAAGCACTCTGATAGGGTAGCATTCGCAAAGAATTTTGAGACAATATCTATAATGAAGGTTGATGTAGGCAGAGGGATAAATGTAGTTTGGCAGCCAGTATTAGCAACTCTAATTGAGTTAGACTCTATATTCAGCACTTTTAAATTAAGCAGCTTAAGATTAAGAGAACTATGCTTATCTTTACTTGGTCATCACCAGGCATCTGAAGAAGAAGACCCTTTGGTCTTCATTCTCTCCGAATTATCAAAACTTAGCGATCTTGAATCACTCGAAGTATCTTCAATTCACAAGTTCCATTATTATGCGAATACCAATCCAGATTTAGGGTTGAAGAAATTTATCAAGAGGACATGCACTGAACGACCTGTAGACGTTGATAAGCTATGGAAACTAGAATCCTCATTTAAGCGGTTATTCATCAGTGGCTTTGTTAGGGAGCATAAAGTCTTACCAAACTTGGATGCTTCATCCACTAAAATGGCAGATTTATTAAGCAAGATACCTAGAGGTGGTGACAGCTTGATAGCGGCCTTGCCGTTAGATTATTTTTTGGAGATAAGATTGAAGAAATCAATAGACTGCTCGGTCAGCCAGGATAAGTTGCATTATGCTAAGGACAAATCAGCATATATTTCAGGCAAACCCCTAGGATCTGGGAATACTACAAACGAGATAGAAGCCACAATAACTTACAAAGGGCCTCTTACTGAAACTAAGTTTCCAAAGTTCGAATCAACACCAAATGAACCCAGTATTCATATTTACAAATCAGTGGACCATGTATCAAGAGAGATACACACTGTCAAGTTGATGGGAAAAGAGCGTGAGCAGAAAGAGGAAATGAGACTCTTTGGAATAGGGGATCTAGAGTTGAAAGTAGGTCTATCAATAGCCACTGAGCAGACAAAGAAAGTGTTGCATTACTTCAAGGGAAATTTGATGACATGCACTGATAGTGAGAGAAATGGAATGCTATTTGATTGTTCTCAAGATATAACTAAAGAAGATATATGGAGCTTATTGGCTGATATAGAAGGTCATAACCAATCTATGCAGTCTAATAATACCAGTGGATTAGCTAAGTTAATCTCTGATGTCACGGGTTTAGATGAATTAAGTAACCTCCCATTGGTTTTTTCCTCTTTATCTTGTTTCTATTCCGATGATTTCTATGATAAAGTTACAGTTGTAAATAATCAATTAGGCGGTATAGAGGGCTGGCTTAATCCATTCTGGACCATAGTCACCTGCTGCTTGTTTGATAGCATGAGGGATGATTCTCCTATTGAGATAAAGGACATTCTAGTTTACTCTGATGATGTTAATGCAACTATAACAGTAAACAAGGTAGATTATGACCTATTCAACAAATTTTTCGCATTTGTTCAAAAGCACTCCAGATCTATGGGATTCATACTTAAGATAAGTCAAACAATATTGAGTAATAACAGAGTGACAATGCTGAGAAGACACTATACAGGTGGTGAGCGAGCCGACTCAACTATAAAGAAACTACTAGCAGTGAGCTCCATGAGTGAGCCAGCTTTTCACTGTGAAGCAACTGAGGCTTCTTCTATTTGCTCTTCAATTAATTCAGCTCTTGAGCAGACAAATAATCCGTGGCCTGCACTCCTCCTTAAACACTATCATCTAATAAATCTGAGTTATAGGTCTTTCACTTCTCAGCTTCTAACACCCCCTACAGACAGTTGGCTTGATCAAGTAAGATTTAGTGAAAAGACTCAAGCTACTATATCAAGAAGTATTAGGTCATGGCTTTTAACTAATGGCCAATCACTGAGCAACAAAGTCGAAAGATATTTGCGAGACTACCTTAACACCTTAGGTTCTCTAAAGGAGAGAGATAGAGACAATATATTAAGAAGAGAGTTCGAGGACATAGTTAACAATATAGGTGGCGCATTTGACAAGTCTAGTGATCAGCTGATGATATTAAGGTCTTTGACAGAGGATAGTTCTGTCTTATTTGTGTACTTAGCATGCTTATTTGTGCCTGAATCATGGGGTGGACTCGGTGTAAGCCCTTTCCTATATCAGCTACTCAGTGGGCACTCAATTAGCGTCACTAGAACTGCTGATTATCTCATAAGCTTAATAAGGATATCCGGTGCACATCAGAACTCAGTGTCACTATTGATGGACAATTGCTTCGGTGCAAATTCAGTAACCATTAAGGAGGAGATGGAGATCAATATATTAAACAGCATGTATCCTTCAATGAAAAAGATAAAGACTTTATCAGTAATGGCCCGCAAGAAGATCTTAAAATATATAAGCTCACTGGATTGCAATGATCACTTTAAAAAGCTCCTATTGCTTAATGATGATAGGGAACTCATTCTGCAACATTATCTAGAGATGTTCCGCCAAGGCTTACATCCAAGGATAACCAGTCTTTTTGTTGACAGCTGCCCTCTGAGTCTATTAGAAGAGGTTATAAATAAGGTTGAGACTTCAAGAGGCTTTTTTAGGAGATCTGGGAACCTTAGCAGGTTTGCCAATGAAGTATTTAAAGAGAACAGAGTCAATTATGTAAAGCTATTAGAGAAATGTCAAGATAGAATAATAAGGTATTCAGACTATAATTCAGTTACTGAATTTTTCGAAAATAGAAATTCTCTAATCTTTCCCAATATAAAGTTCATAAGTATGCCTGAGCCTGTATATGAATCAATAATCATTTGGAACACGAAGAAAACTGCTATTGCCATGGCCAGTGATTGCCCTAATATAGACAATTCCAGAGGTTTCGTAACTCGAAGACGACCGGATATAAGATCATGTAGTCTATATAAGGGAGAGACAAAAGAGAAATACATCAAATTTGAAGATCCTATATCTGATAAGATCTACAAGCTAGGCAATGCTGTCTTATGGATTCTAGAAGCTTCAAATCAGCAGCTATCTAAAGCTGACACACTAGAAAAATGTTCAGTCTACAAAGCTTATAAATACACACTGGCTTCCTATGGAGTCCATGACACAATTCCCATGCTAAAGAAAGCTATATCAGGAGCAGGAGGTAATATAGCACATAGACTAGGAGGAAAACTATTCAGACCAATTGTGGATCTCCATGTTTTACCTAATTTATTAGGAAGTGTTTCTAGTGTTGTTATACCAAATACTATAAGTCAGAATAGCTTGGAAGATAGCAACGTTAATTTTGAATTAATTACAAAACGATTGAAATTGGCTTACTGTATAAGGAAGATGAACAAAGAAGAATCTTCTGAGCCCCTAACCATAGGACTTAGCAGCTACATTAATGTGAAAGATGTGAGAATCAATTGGCTAACTTACTCAAGCAATAGAGATATACCTGAAGTAACCTTAACATATCCATACTCAAGGCCTGATTTAGATATGATCAGGATGGAAGTTATAAGCCATAAGAGTGGATTTCAGAAATGTGAAGAGGACTCGGTAATGATCACAGAGGATGATTTATCAGAACTGACAGGAAAATATCCTAAATTACTG